TTTCCCGCTCAAGCCCTTCCAAATACCCCGGCGTATTGATCCGGGTGATCGTGGCCTGTGTGGTGGCGGCTTCCTTGAGTGGGATTTGCGTTAGGTCAAACGCGGCGCGTTCTTGGTATCCCGTCTTCTCGCGCGCCGCTCTCGCCAAAGCTGCTGGCTCTTCTTCTGCTGCAACAGCCGCACCGACCGTGGGGGCTGCACCAAGGCGCGCTAGTGCTCTCCGTGGAACCGCGTTTATGTCGCGGTCGACCGCAGCGTCGGCTAAGCGGTTTTGTTTTGCCTCGTCGATCTTGGCCAGCTCAGCAGCCAAGTCCACTTTGAGCTTTTTTTCATAAAGCCCTTTGCTTGCTTCGGACGCTGCCTGAGCGCCACCCTGTAGGGTTTTGGCTATTGCAGCGCCAATGAGTCCGAGCGAGTTAGCCATTGCGGGGTGCTCCGTACTGGTTTAGCAGTTGGTACATCTTTTGGGTGTTGCCGCCGAATTTGCGCACCACTTCTTCCACCATCACCTGCATCGCATCGGCAATGGCTTTGTTGCTGACCTCATCCATTTGCGCTTGGCGCAGGAAGTCAGCGGCTTGCGCAATCAGGTAGGTGCCGGCGGGGATCAACACGCTGGGCGGGATGGTGTTGTTTGACTCGTTAAAAAAGGTCACGACCATGTTGGCAATGGCGCGGCCTAGTCGAACGGACAGCGGTCCTTCGCCCTTGAGTTGGCTCAGAGCCATTTGGTGGGTCTTATCGCCAAACATGAGTTTCATGCCAGCGAGCACGACCCGGTCGTAGGCTTCTTTCACATCTGCGGGTACTTCAATCCCCTCGGCGACTGACTCGGGGGTGATGGGCATTTGGTCATTAAGTAGTGCCATGTGGACCTCAGGCTTGGTTTTGGATTAAGACGGCGTTCGGGTTGAGCTTGTACGGCTGCGTGTACCTGCTCAGGTTGTTGTTGAGGTTGGCACGCCGCTGCACTTCAAGCTGTGCGTCGGCCCGCGCCTTCTCCGCCAGTGCGCGCTTGTAGTCCGTGTCGGCTTCGAGTGCGTCGGCCTCAGCCGCAGATTTACCGCTCAAAATATTCCCAGCGGCCTCTAGGCCACCGGCTGCGGCCTGAGACATCATCATGGCCGCCATCGGGTTTTCTTTGGCGTAGCTGGTGAACTGGCCGATCAGCCCGGGGCTTTGCGCCCCAGCCGCTGCGGGCGCTGCGGCCGGTGCCACTGCTGGTGGTGGCGGAGCGGTGACCGGCACAACCGGTTGTGCTGGGTTCACCGACCCGGTCGCCAAGGGCGAGAGTTGAGACTGGGACAGGTTCGCCGGTGGTGTGGTCATTGAAGCGTTTGTGCCCTGAGCAAATGGTGTGGTTGTCGCGGGGGCGGCTGGCGCGTCACTGAACACCTCAGCAACCTTGGTGTTAAAGCCACTGCCTGGGTCAGACAGATAGCCACCGATTCCGCCCGCCAGCGAGCTGACCGCGCCAAGCTTCATCAAATCTGAGTTGCCGGTCAGACCGCCGACGGCTTGCATGGCGCCACCGGCAAAGACCAACCCTTGTGCTACGGACATTGCAGCGAATGACCCGGCGGCGGCATACGCACCGTACATCTGGGCGCCGCCCAGAATCACGGCAGCGGCTGGGGCGTTTCGCTCTCCATAGGCTGGCCCGCCAGTCGGATCACCGATTGGTCCCATGGTGGCCAGCGTTCGGGTATCCGCCAGCGACAGGTAGTGCTTGTGTACAGCGCGGTTAGATAAAGCTGGTCGCATGTTTAGTCCTCGAAAAGGGCAGGTCGCCCAAGAAAAAGTAGTCAAACAGGTGGTCGCTCCATGTGCGCTCAAAGCCCAGCCGCTCAACAAAGCGGCGTTCGGCGCGAGCACTCAAAGGAACCCGGGTGGTAAGAAACCCCTTGCGGTCAAAAAGGGGCTGCAAGAAATCCTGTGTGCGGCCCTTAAGGATCGGGCGGCAGCCGGAGACAACGGCAAAGTGAATTTCGCTGCCGCGCATTACCGCGCTGCAAACGTGTTTGCCATCCAAGAAACCCGGGATGACCTCCCAGTCAGCAAAGTCCACGGCCGTGGCCCCGGGCACCGCATCGATGACCGGCTGTAGCCACTGCTCACGCATCGCTTAGGCTGTTGCCTCTTCCTCTTCGGCGGGGGCGATGATGTCTTTGAGCCCTTCGACGTTTTCGTTGAGCGCGTCAAGGATCGCCATACCACCTTGCAAGTTTTGGATTTGGGTGGTGATGCCGTTGTTGAGTGCTTCGGTACTCAGGTCAGGATTCATGACAAGGTCGTTGATGTTTTTGAGCGCCTGGGCGAAGAGCTCTGACGCGGAGGCTGACGTCTGCATAAGTTGCTTGAAGTCAGACTCGATCTGGCCCAGTTCCACTCGGGTCAGGGCATCGATGTTTTGTAGGGCGATCCGAGTCTCGGCATCCGCGTTGGTTTTGGCTGCATCGAACGAGTTAACGAGCTGCTGTTTCACCAAGTCGCTCTGGGTGTTGAACTCCGCTAACGCCGCTTCTTGCTCGCGCCGCGTATTGGCTTCAATCCCCGTGTTCTCCTGACCCACGTTGAACTGGTCGGTCTCGGCTGCCAGACGAGCGTTGAACTGATCAGCCTCGTTTTGCTGGGAGGCGCTGAACTGGGCGGCGGTATTTTGGGCTAAGGCGTTGTTCGCTGATGCAGTATTTGCTGCAGTGGCGTTGAATTCAGCTTGCGCCGCTCGGGTTTTGGCGTCGGCTTGCGCAATCGGGAGCGCGTTGGCAATAACGGCGTTTTGACCAGCGCCGATTGCCATCGAGCTGTTGAGCAAGCCCCGCTTGTTCATGTCCTGCAGGGCATTGGTCTTTGACTGTTGCATCAGCGGGCTGTTTTGCGCAATTAGCCCCTGAAGCTGGTTGGCGACCGATTGGTCTGTGGTGTCACTCCAGTCTGTGGTGCTGTAGGTCGTTGCGTCGTACCCGGTGGAAGTGACCGTATCAGGCGTGCTCGCCTTCGCGAAGGTGCCGGATGCCGCAGGGACCGTGGGCGTTGCGGTTGTGGCGTTGGTTTTGTATGACTCGTCAAGGGTCGGGTTTCTGACCGTTGGGGTCGTGATGTCGAATGGGTTGTTGTCGACGGCCATTGTTTAACACCTCCAAGCTCTGAGAGCTTTATTGATTCGGCTGTTGGGGTCGTTAGCGACCTTCTTTGAGGTCAGCTTGTTTTTCATACCGCGCATCCGGGCGCAGAACGAGTCGCGGCGTTTGCCACCCTCGGGCTGTGGGCGCTTTAAGTCAGAGCCCGGGTTCTCGCGTTCGTAGCTTCGGCGTCCCTTTTCGTTGAGGCCGCCCTTGGGGTCTTTGCCCTCTTTGCGCTTCCATGCCGCGCTCATTTGGCTGCCACCCCTTTGGACTTCTCAAAGCTGCGCATACCAGCGATGCCCAAAATCCCCGACAGGATCACCCACAGTTGGTCGGCATCGACCAGCGGCGGCGGTGTCAGGGTTGCCGGCACCCAGCCCTTGGCTTGCAGCAGGGACCAAACCCAGCCAAGCATTGGATAGATCAAGAATTGATAGGCGAGGGCAGCAGCGCCAATCCACCCGATAGCTGGGCGCCAGCCGGAGACGAACACCGACTTGTGCTGCGCCTCAGCTTTGTTGACCTCGATTTGCGCGAGGTCCATCGCCTGGTCGAGCTTGCGGTTTTCAATGGCAAGCTGCAGCCGTTCCTTGTCCGTGGTGATGAGGTCACCGGCTACTTTGCCGACGGACTCAACGATTGATCCAATGCCAAGTAGGTTCATAGTGACTTCAGGGTCCGGTTGATCCAGCCCAGCAGAAATTTCGACTGGGTGCGGTTTCTGTTGCAAATGGCCGCATAGCGGGCGACCTTGGCAAGGGCATAGGACTTTTTGAACGAATCGCCGTCCATGGCCGCTAGCGCTTCAACGGTTTTGGGGCCGAGCACGCCGTCGGGCTGGGAACCTACTACCAACTGGGCCAGCTTCACTGCGGTGCGGGTGCCTGAGTTCACGCCGAAGTCAAAGATCGACTCGGCGATTTCTTGGGGTAGGTCATCCCCCCGGATCGGTCGCCAATAGGCGTCTCGGTAAAAGTCGCGCACCATGGCCGTCAACTCCGAGCTGAACTCCTTGCGGTCGATCAATTCCCAGCCAGCCCAGTCCGCGTTCATATTGCGGGCGATCCCCGCGTAGGTCATCCCGCCCCGGTCGCCCGCCACGTCGTGCAGCACGTAGCCACCCTCGTTTTTGAGCATTTGGTCAAAGGCTGGTTCAAAAATTGCCATGGCGGTCCTATTTACGTTGCAGTGCGGTGGCGCCAAAGTACGCAGCGACCAACCCGGCCAGCGACAAAAAGGCCATGTCAAAGGCTGGGACCTTGCCGTACCGCTCGGGGTCGACGATGATTGCCGCGACCATGGCCACCATGCAAAGCAGGGCGACCCAGCACATGCGGCGACGGTTGACCTGGTAGGCGCCAGCGTCAGGCAGGGGTTCCACCAGCCATCTCCACAGCAAGCCAGATCAGTAGCCAAATGCTGTAAAGCATCCCGCCGATCAGGACGGCAAACGCCAGATTCAAAAAAAGCGCCTTGCGGCGCTCTTGTTGCAGGTGCTCGGCTCGGCGCCTCTCGGTCGCCAGCTTCTCGCGCATGCGCATCATGTCGAGATACACCTCTTTACCAAACCGCAACACCAGCATCGAGCGCAGCTCTTTTTCCTGCTCCAGCAGCTTTTGCCTCTGCAGCGTGAGCTCAAGGGCTTCTTTCTCAACGGAGCCACCGGCGACCAGCTTCTTGAAAAGCGGTGGGTTCTTGGCCTTTGACTCCGCACCCCGAATGGCTGCTACGCCGTCAAAGAATTTGCCGAGGTGCCCACCAATTTCGACCAGCTCTTTCCCTACCGAGATGCCAGCCTTAATCGCCGCATAGGCGCTCTGGCACGCGGCGAAAGCAGTGACTGGGTCCATCTCACCGCTGCCTCATGAACCAAGGCATGAAGTCTCCGTAGTAGATTGGCGCGATCGAGGTGTCCCAAAGTGTGACGTACCCGTAATTTTCAGTGTTGTTAAAGTTGGACGGGGCTCTGTACGATGCACCAGACCCACTCGCTTTCCAGTTGACGTTGTAGGTGTTGCGCCGCAGTACCTCTCCGCTGGCTTGCTCTACGACTAGGTATTGGCTGGGCAGCGACGACCAGTCGGCCTCTAGTCTTGTTTGGGAGGTTCCGGTCGACCAATTCGTTCCTGCTGGCGCCTCAAGATCGCAGTCGATCCAGGTGATCTTCTTTGAGCCATTGGTGGTTGCGCCGATCCCGTCGTCGGTAAATATCTTGTAGGGGATATGACCGGTCGGGGTGTAGCCAATTTCAAAGGCGTAGCAGGTCAGCGACGTGCCGCCACAACTAATCGAGCCAATGTTGCTTGCAAATTTAAATATGGTGTCCGTCAGACTATTGGCGTTTCCAACTTTGACGCCAACACTGTTTGGGTTGGCAGTGAGAATGTTGCCGCTGTTGGAGTAAGAAAAGTTGGTGTTTGAGTACAGCGTGATTCGGCCTGGTGCGGTGGAGTTGACTGGGTCATCCACCATAAGGTGATTGGTGACAGTCCCAAACTCGTGCCAGGAAGTAAACGACACATACGGGAAATTGGTTTTGCCAGTGATTTGGAGTTCGCCGCCATTCCAAAGTAAAGTGATTTTGTCGCCGGTGGGGTAGCCTGATACGGCGGTGGTGTCGGTTTTGCAGTTCCCGACCCTGAAGGTTTTGCCGTTGAAGTTGATTATTCCGCGGTTCAAATATGCCCACGTTCGGCCAGCTCCCGAGTGCAAGGGGCAAGAGATATCGTTTTCTAAAAGAATCGTCCCGTTGTTGGGGTTATCGACGATGAAGCTGACACCAAAAGCGGGGCTCTCAAGGGGGAAGTAAGTCGGCACCGGGTTGGTTAGCGTGCACGTCCCGCTGGTAGTCCCAAGGGTCACCAATTTGTGTTCGTGACCGGTTTCGTAGTTTGAATTGGGGCTTTGCAGGGTGTACAAGGTGTTACTGGGGTCGTAAACCTCGATGCCCTCATCGATCGTGCCGTAGGCATCCGTGATGAATTGATTTTGGTAATTGCCACCCCAGACCAAATTCCGGTAATCCGGGCCGGTCGAGTAGGTGGTGTAGGACCAGATTTTTAGCTTTTTGATGTGATTTATCGATGTGTCTAATGGGTAGAGGGCGGACCACCGGGTGTTGGAGGAAGTGCTTTGTGGGCCATGCGGCCAATTGAACTTATGCTGATACGTGAAGCCATTGCCGCCTTGAACATCGATGGTGACGGTCGGCCAGTTGCCAAAGATCGGACAGATTCCTTTTCCAACGTAGTAATAGCCAGAACCCGAAAGCAAGCCCTGACTGGTCCTTAGGATAATTCGCGGGTCTGTTCCAGTGATCGAAAAATTAGGGTTAGTGCAAACAACTGAAGGGTAGTCGGCGTACGAAAAGCTAAAGCCGCTGCCGTCGTAGTACTCGACCTGATTTTCGTAAATAGAATCAGCCATGACCGTTATGGTGTTGGTCCCGCTCGTGCCCCAGTTGATCGATCCTGAGGTCGTGTTCATAGCGATTGTGTTCGAGGCAGTGTTCACCGGGCCATTGATTAGTCCGTAGCACAACAAATCGTTGTCGTTGAGATCGAGTGTCCCGCCGGTGCGCCACTGCAGGCAAGGCGAAACACTGAGTTCCTTTGTTATGGAGACGTAACTTTGCAGTTGGACTGTTCCGCCAGGGCAATCCATTTCCAGAATGGAAAATTTTCCACTGCCCATTAACGGAAGATTCACCACCGACGTTGTGCCGCTGGGCGTCTTGAAGCGCGCTCGTGTGGTTGCGTAGGTGTAAATGTTCGTGTTGTAGTTGATGTAGTCGCCATAAATGTGCTGCTGCATCAAACTGCTGTAGGCGCGAAGGTAAACAGACCCATCCACGGTGGCGCTGTACGGGGCGTAGATGAGCAAATCCTCTAGACGCAAGTCGTACATGTATATGGAGGTCCGGCTGGAGGATGTCGTGATTACCTCGCCAATGTGAAGCGAAAGCCGCGGGCTTGATTCGACCAATACCTGGTTGATGGCGATGGTGCTGCTACTACCACCCCCAGTACTGCGCCGGCCCGAGGTTTCCAGCACGGGAGTCCCGGCAAAAGCCATGGTGGCTGGAAAGAAAACCATATTTGCCGAAGCGATGCGGTTGGAAAGAATCAATTTGTAGGACTGGAAATCTATCGTCCCCGTAAAACCGCGGCAGTCAATTGACCCAATCCACTCATCCTGGCCGAGCTGAGCCGTGCCTGTGCCGCTATTTGCGTCAAACACATAGGCGTCGGCGTCGTCGTTGGGTGTGACTCCAGCTGTGCCACCTGAACTCGATGCCCAGTTATTCGAGTCACTCCATGTCCCGCTGCCGCCGGGAACCCAGTAAAGCGTTGCCATTACTCGGCCTCAGGCTCCGGCGCTGGCGGCTCAACAAGCTCGCCGCCGTTGCGACGCATGACTTCGATTTGCTTCAGATTTCTGATCGCGGAGGTCTTTTCGGCGATTTGCGTTTCAATAACGTAGGCGTCGGCGTAAGCTTGCTTGAGCTGCTCGATCTCTTCGTCGGTGTAGGTGTGGTCCTCGGGCAGGGTGAGGGTGCTGTTGAATAGCCCGACTTCGGTTTCGACTGAATATTTAATGCTGGGCACAAATTACTCCTGAATAACGGCAATCACGTCCCAACGTGAAAGCCCGGCGTTGTAAACCATTCCTACGTAGGTCGTTTTTGTTGCTACCGTTGAAGTCGGTTTTGAGGCGTTGGCGTCGACGTACACCGAGTTCCATGTGATGGTGCGAGCAGTCCCGTTGTCGAGAAAGCGAAACAGCAGCTTGTCGCCATCGCTCATCCCTGTGGCCGCATTGATCGTGATGTTGCTCGCCAGTGCGGTGAGGATGTACATGTCCGTCGTCGCGAAGTTTGGGTTAATGATGGTGCTGGTGGTGTAGGACGTGACGCGGGGGTAGTTAGCAGCGGCTGTCGCAGAAGAGGCAGCGTTGGTCTCAGAAGTTGCGGCATTGGTCGCTGATGTGGCCGCGTTGCCTGCTGAGGTCGAGGCGTTGGACGCATACGTTGACGCGTTGGATGCGTACGTGGAAGCGTTGGACGCGCTGGTGCTGGCCGAAGAGGCTGAGGTCGAAGCGTTTGAGGCCGACGTAGCCGCGGCAGACGCCGAGTTCGATGCGTTGGTTGCCGAGGTGGCGGCATTGGTCTCCGACGACGCGGCGTTGGTTTCCGAGGTTGCCGCGTTTGTCGCAGAGGCTGCAGCATTGGTTGCCGATGTGGCGGCTGCGGTTGCTGATGCCGCAGCGGCGGTGGCGCTACCAGCGACAGCGTCAACGTAATCCTTGCGCACTGCTTCGTCGGCTGCCGTTGGGGTGGGCAAACCGGTGATGGCGTTGCTACCCATGGCGATTGCACCGCTCATGGTGCCACCGCTGGTGCTCAAGAAGCCGCCGACCAAGCTGTCGGCATAACCCTTCGTCGCTGCGTCGTCGGTTGCGGCGGGCGCTCCCAGTCCGGTGATTTTGTTGCTGCCCATGGCGATAGCACCGGTCATGGTGCCGCCGGCTAAGGCCAGCCGCGTCGCGACCGCCGTATCCACTTCGGATTTGGTGTACGCGTCCGAGATGCCGTAGCCGGAGATCGTTGTTGGGGTGGTCCCTGCAGTGACTCGGCCGTATTCGTCAACCGTGACCGATCGGTAGGTACCGGCCGTGACAATGCTGCCAGCTAGGTCGATGGAATCAGCATTCACCACAATCCGGCCAGTGTCGGCAGTTGCCACGTTCAGCGTGTTCCCCGACTTGGTCATCCCAGCGCCAGCGGTAATTTGCCCAGCGCCGGAGAACTGCACCCAAGTGACGTCGGTGGTGCCTAGCGTCCCCCCAGCATCGACCGTGCAGACAAAGCCGTTGTCGCCGCCGGCGGTGCCGGACTCGACGAATACGAACGCCGATACCAACTCGGCCCACGTATTGGCGTCCGAAGCGCGCGACCAGGCAGTGGCCGAGGCAACATAGATACCGTTTTCCTCTGCATCTGTTTGGTTTTTAACCAGGACTCGGTCACCCGCAACGACCGCGACGCCGTCAATGGTTTGCTCAGTCGACAGGGTGATATTGGCTGTTGTGGCAACGCGAACCGATGCTTTGGCGTCCAGCCCCTGCACCGCGGTGTCCACGTAGCCTTTGTTGGCAGCATCACCGGCGTCATTGGGGTCGCCGAGGCCGGTGATCTTGTTGCTGCCCATAGCGATGGCGCCGGTCATGGTGCCGCCACCTAAGGAAAGTTTGGTGCCGTCCGCCGTGTCGACGTAGGTTTTGGTAGCGGCGTCGTCGGTGGCAGACGGGGCTTTTAGCCCGGTCACCGTATTGCTGCCCATGTTCAGGTCGCCCGACATGGTGCCGCCGGCTAGGGGTAGCTTCGTCGCGTCAGCCGTGTCGACGTATAGCTTGGTGGCAGCATCCCCGTTATTCACAGGGGCGCTTAAGTTGGTAATGGTGGCCGTGGTTCCGGCGTCCATGTCCAAGCCACCCGTAATGGTGACGTTGTTAAAAGTCGAGCTTCCGCTGGAGGTGACATTACCAGTCACGTCGCCCGTGACATTGCCTGTGACGTTGCCGGTCAGATTGCCCGTGACATTGCCTGTGACGTTGCCCGTCAGACCGCCGGTTATGCCCGAAGTTGCGCTCAGCGTTGTGAACGCGCCGGTGGAAGGGGTAGTGGCGCCGATTGTGGTGTTGTTGATCGCGCCACCACCCAGTGTGACCGAGGACCCCAAGTTGACCGTGGAGCTGGCGGTCAGCGTCGTAAACGCACCCGAGGACGCTGTGCTCGCCCCAATTGGGGTGTTGTTGATTGAGCCACCTGTGATGGTGTTGCCAGTGAGCGTGTTGGAGGTAAGGGTGCTGGTGGTGATGGTCAGACCCTGCAGCGCGTTGCTTGCGATCAGAGCCGTGCCGCCTGCGTTAACGATGGCGACCTTGTAGCCGTTACCCGATAGGGTAGGGAGTTTGTCAAATCCGTCGGTAATCAGCTCCAGCTCGTTGCGCATTGAGGCCGAGGAGCCTGGGCTGTTGGGTGCTGGGAAAGTGGCGTGGACGTAGTAGCTGTTGCTCATCGAATGCCCCTACGGGGTGTGTAGTGGAGGATGACGCTGTTGACCGTAAATGGCCGGAACAGGTCAGATTCGCTAGAGATTCGGATGCCGATGTTCTCGCCCGTGCCGACAACCTCGACTTCGGTGGGGCTGACCTCCTGCGCGTCAAAGACAAAGTTGTCCCACGTGGTGTCGTCCCAGAAACTTGAACGCAAATCGGTCGTGTAAACCGATTCGCTGGGCTGCTCCATGTAGGCGCTTGAGTACGCCAGTTCATAGGCAAACTGAATCTCGGCGTAGCTGTCGCCAGTCATCTCGACGCTGGCGCGCCTGAAGCGCTTGAGTACGCGGGGTGAGTTCACGGCGTTGTAGATAAGGTTCAAGTTGGCAGCGATAGGCGAGCCGTCAAAACTGGAGCCGACATCCATCTCGTAGACGAAGCCCTCGGTCGAGCCAAAGAATTGCCGCGCCTGACCTGTACTTGAGTCGCCCTCGGCAAAGCACAGCACCGGGCTGACAAATTGCATCGGCATCGAGCCAAGCACTTTGCCGTTGACGATCGTCACGTAAAGGGCGGTACCGTCATTGAAATAAACCCGGTACTGACCCTTTTCACGTTGGACCGATGAGGCACAGGCCAGGGCACGCTTGCTGGCCACGAACGGGTTGATGTTCATGGTCAGCGACGCCGGTAAAAAGTTTCCGAAGCTCAGCGCCGTGCCAAGGGAGATCACGCCTCGATCGTCCAGCACGTAAGCCACGTCCATGTTTTGCGCCGTGTAGGCCAGACCGCCAGTCCCTGAGTTCAGGGTGGCTAGGCTGAAGTCTGCCGAGCTGGTGCCATAAAGCACGTTTGTGTCACGCCTGGTGTAAACAGCCAGAGCGCCCGAGGTCTGATCACCGGGTAGGGTGAGCAGATTGGTAATGGGGGCGTTCATCGCCAGTTCACCGGCGCCCAGCAGGGGCGTCCACTGGTAGGGGTCGCCCAAGGCACTGAACTGCAGGCTGGCGCCAAAGCTCAAAAACAGATGCTGCTTGTGAAACGAGATGTGCTCAGGGGTGTCTGTGGCCATCCCGCTGCTAATAGGTACCAGCGTGGTGCCGTCGAATTCAAACGCCCGGTTTACCCCATCGCAGCCATAGACCTTGTAGTTGGTTGTGCCGCCGCCAAAGTTGGCAATGACGGTTTCAAACCGACCGTTCGGTAGAAATGATATTTGGGTAACGGTGCTGGTGCTTACCGCTTTTACGGCTGCGCCGACCTGAAGGTTTTCCCCAGATTGAAAAGTACCGGTGACTCCGGTGAGAATTAACCTGCCAGTCGCTGTACCTGCGCCCCACGTCCCGGTCTCTAATACGACCCGGGCAACGGTAGCGCTGGCACCACTTGTCGCGCCGTCGACCGTGTCGCCGTCGCTTATTTCCGCCGTACCTGTTCCAAAAGATATTTCTTTCGGCAGTGTGACTTGAGTCCACCCGGTGGCTGTGCTTTTGTAAAGATCAGCCGCGGTGCCCCCAGAGTTGTTCCGAAATGCGAATACCACATCGTTGTAGTAGCAAACCCCAAGAATCGACCCCGAGCCGGGGATTGCCGTTATGGAAGCGCGGTAGTAGTCGGCCGCCAAGTTTTTGTAGGACGCATCCAGCAGACCGTCGGAGCTAATACCGGTCACCTGGACCAAGTTGGCTTGCGCAGTAGCCGAGACATTGAGGTCTTCGCCCTCTAAATAGGTACCCACCGTCGCCGTGACCGCAATCGTGCTGTCGGTCACAGCAATCACGTACCCCGAGGCGGCACTGGTGGCACCGACCAACGTATCACCCACCGCGACAGTGCCCGAGAAGGTCACCGCCAGCAGGGTGTAGATCGCATCGCTTGGGCGAGGGCGCCCATCAAAGCGCTCGTAGCCACTGATACGGGTGTAGCCGCCATTGACCGAGCACTCAAAATTAGCAGCTCGTCGAGCAATCCCCGAGGGGAGTGAGAGCGCCGGAGTGACTTGATCCAGCCCGCCGCCTAAACGAATAAGGTCGTAGCGGACCGGAGGCACGGCTCTCATGCTAGCGGCGGCCCAGTGGTGATGGGCGGCATTTGATCAACCAACAGCCGCTGGTACAGGCGTTGGTACTCGGCCTCGCCGCGCTGGTAAACCTCGCTGGCCGCCTCGTAACCCCCGTAGTACATCATCGCTCGGTAGACGATGATTAGGTGGAAGTTAGTCGGTAGCGCCGGCTCATCGGCATCGGCAGATAGGGTCACTGGCTTTTGGTAGTACTCAAAGCCGATTACGTAGGCTTTGTCAGGGGTGCTGCCGAGCCCGACCTTTTTGTCGGGGGCAACCGTCACGATCACCGGGCGGGTGTAGGTCGTGCGCTGATTGCCGTACATGTACAGGTTTCTAAATTCGGCGTAGTCAAGGAAATTAATGATTTGCTCATCGGCGTAGTTCTCGCCGACCGTGCTGCAGCGAAAGCTATCGCGCTTCCAGTTGGCAAAGGTCGAGCCGATACCCGCCTCAGTGGCCGTGTAGAACTGCTGCTGCGCCGTGGTGTTAAACGTCGACTCCGCGCGCAGCCACTGCCAATCGTCGCGGCTGGTCTGAATATCAGTCCAGGCCGCGTTAATCCAGTTGGCCATGCGAGCGCTCTCACCCGTTAGGTTTTGAGCGGTCGATAGCGCAGGGCCGGATACGCCGCATTCCACGCGTAGCCGGTTGACCAGTTCAATGAAGGTCATGCAGCCTCAGCCAGCACGTTGTTCAGCCACCCCCGCCCTTTGGGATTGGGGTCTTCGACCAAGTCAAAGGGGTACACCAATCCATGGCGCGCCACCATGTCGACTTGGTCAGGGGCGCTAGGGTTACGGGTGACTTGGTTGTAGCGGGTCTCTTTCATCCGAGCCAGCACCTCGACGTACTTGCGTTTGATCTTGGTCGGGTAGCCACGGATGATTGGCTGGTTGGTGCCGTTTACGTTAACCAAGACCTGAGGGGGCTGGTTTTCGTCGGTGGAGCTGTGAATCAGTATCGTGACCAACTCGTTCATGAAAGCTTCGTTGGCTGCCATGGAACGAAAGTCAGTGGACTCGGCCACGGTCTCGACCACAGGTTGGTCGTCAGAAAATTCAACACCTTCAATTGCAGGTCGTTTCGGCATAATCACCTCTCGGTTTAAAAAAAGAAACCGCCAGCAGGGTTCACTGGCGGGGCTGGTTGAATTGGAAAAAGCGGGTCAGTAGGTGCAGTCGGCTTCAGCAAGCCGTGGCCGGCTTATCTACCTGTTGCGGGGACCGTTATGAAAAAAAGTCCTGAGTGGTGGGCTCTAAAAAAGGTAGCTGACGAAGAATGGCAGGCGCTTGAACAGCGCGCGCGCGACGCCACATCCCCCTCCAAAATCGGGTCCGGTTTGTCCTACGAGCAATACAAGGCTCTTCGGGAGTCGGTAGACAAAACATTCGATGCTGAGCGTGAGGAGCTGGAAAAGAAGAACCGGCAACTCCTGGATGCGCAGCAGGCTAAAGACGAAGCTGAGATCGTCGTGCACCTGGTTTGGTGGTTGGCCACAGCAGAGCTGACTAAATTTAGTATCGAGGACTTGATCGACAAGGTCTTAAATAGCAACTTAGCGAGCCTTGTCACTATTTCGTCAGAAAAAACAATATTCAGAAAAACGGGCGCCTACGGTCGACCTGAGAGGGTTAAATTTGTTGAAGTATTGTTTGAGACAACGTTTGATCATGTGCAGATTGGACCTGGATATAGATTAGGCAAATACCTTGGGGACTACGCTAGAGCGCACGGTTTCAAGGGGAAGATGTTTCTTAATGGGTGGCCCCATGATGGTCGGCTTGGGATGGCAGCGAGTGACATCAAGTCAATTGCGAAGTTGACCGCAAATATTGATGATTACCCCCTCGATATTCGCCTGAGCGACTTGTTCCCCAAAACGGACGGAGATGACTCTGACCCCTCAGACCCCGAATCGTTACTATCGCCGATCGAGCCAGGTGATCCTGATTATTTTGGTATCCCCGAATTAGATCAACCGCTTGAACCGCCGCCTGCGGAAGCTGGGGATGAAGCTACAGAGGCTCCCGTTACAGAGGTTGAGGATGAAGCTGCGGAGCCGTTGGAAGAACCCACTGAAGAACAAAAGCCCAAAGTCTGGTCGTCAGGGCGAGACCCGAGTCAACCGTTTGAGCCAAAGAAGTGAGCGCCCCGAAGGGCGCTCTTTTTCTTACAGGGCGTTACCCGGCATCACCATGCAGTCGTAATACGCATCGGTGATCCCGCTGGCGCCTAGGTCGGTTGTGCCGGCAGTGAACGTGGTGCTGGCGTCGGTGGTGACCTTAATCAGGCCAACCAGCGTCGTGCCAGTCGCGTTCGTTCCCGGGACCGGGCAGACCTCACCGGCCACACCAATCGGACCTTGGGTCGTCGTGATGTTGCCCGAGGCATCAGCCCAAACGCCGAACAAGCAAGCCTGGGAGGCTGCCAGGGCGGTGTGGCCGCTGCTGAAGGTGAGGTTATCGGTGGCCGACTTGGACTTAAACACGCCGTCGCTGGTGTAGGTCAGGGTGTTGGCCGTCTTGAAAGTGGCCGAGTTGGTGCCTTCGGCTAGGCCGGCGGCGGTCAGCGACATGTAGCCGCTGTTTGCTTGCTCAAGGTTGTAGCTCATTGCGAGGCTCCTTAATCGGTTACGTAGGTCGCGAGAGTGGTGGCGTAGTCGGTATCCGTTACGCCAGCATCCGCATCAAGTTTTGCCATGACGGCTTGCAGACCATTCACGAGGGCGGCCAGTAGCTGGCGCAGCTCTTGCTCGGTCAAGCCGTCGGGGATCGCGCTTACGCGCTGTGCGACTGATTCAGCCATGGTGTTTCCTTAAGTAAAGCCGGGGACTAGCCCCGGCGTGGTTTACAGAGCGGTTACACCGGCCTCGATACGAGCCATAAAGGCGTCGTTCAGGCGCACGGTCGCGAAGTAGGTCGAGGCACCGACATAACCAAACTGACCCAAGGGGTTCGCATGGTTGGTGTCGTTGGCGCTCAACACGATCGGCTTGACGGCGCTCATGCCCTTCAAAGCGACCTGACCCCAAGCGTCCTCACCAATGATGATGAAGGGGTACACGTCGACGTTGGCAGCGCCAACAGACAACATGCCGTTTAGGGTGCCCGAGCCAGCAGCCTCGAACGACTTGAGCAGCGGCGAGCTGATGAAGCGGAAGTCTTCACAGGCGCCGATCTCGCGGTCGTGGATGGGCTTGTAGCTGCCGTACTCTTCCACGCGGGTGAAACCTGCGAGGTTGCGCACGTCGGCCACGGCGTCGGTGTGGCAGAACACGATGTAGGCCGGCTGCACAGCACGGGTCCCAAAGTCAACGCCTGGGGCGAGACGCGAGGTCACGCGGCGTGCACGGTTGGACTCCAGCGTGCGGGCAGCCTTACGCAGGGCGTTCAAGGTGATCGCGGTGTTGACAGCGGCACGGCTGGAGCCGTTGCTGTACAGAACCGTCGAGCCAGCCTTCAACACGCCGTAGCGCACCTGCTCCATCACTTCGGCCATGGTCTCGCCCGTTAGCTTGACCATCTCTGAAGGAATACTATCTTCGTACAGATTTTCAGCTTTACTAGAATATTTAAATAATACTCCGTATTGTTGAAGCTGGACGGTGACGTCTTGGAAGCTGATGGTGTTGCTGGACGGGGTCACGCCTTCGGCCAATACGAAGTCGCTGGCCGTGACGCTGGGGGTGCCAACGTAGCGGCTGCTGCCTTCGATCGTGGTGCCGGAGGTCGACGCGCCAAAGGGAAGGGTGCGGCGGAACACCAACGTGTCGGTGGAGTTCTTGGGCATTTCCCGCTGGGTGCCGAAATCACCGAGTACGGTGATGGGTTGAGCATGCTCAAGCATGCCCTGTGCGGCACGGATTAGGTTCCGTGACGCAACGGTGCCATAGTTTTGAATAGCCATGGTGAAAGTTCCTTAAAAGTTAAAAGCCGCGCTCGGCCGCGGTACGGGCACGTTGCTTGGCTTCGTAGTTCCAGAGTTCCTCGGCCGACATGTCGTCCAGCGATTTGGCTGGGGGTGTGGTCTGGCCTCGGGGGGTTGTCGCGGCTGCCGCGAGTCGTGCACTGCGCTCTTGCTTGACTTCCTTAGCGGGTTTGGTCTTGGCCTGTTCGTACATGTCGAGCATGCGGATGGCGTCTTTGGCTGCGGTGGACTGAGCCAGCGCACGCACTTCGGGGGACTGCATCTGGAACCAGGACACAAAGTCTTGGGTTTGCACCGTCTGTTTCCAGTCGCCGTGTCGATCCTCGACGCGCGATTCCTCAAACGCTTTTTGCATCTCTGCACGGGTTTGCGCCACTTGCTGTTGGACATAACCGGCGATCTGCTGTGCGCTGACGGCGGGCTGTGTCTTGGGCTGGGTGGCTAATTTGGCGGAGACGTACTCCTCCATGGCCTCTGACCACTCGGGGAAATCTTGCTTGAGAGCTTCCCACTTCTCGGGGTTCTTGGATGCGGCAGCTATCTGACCAGACGTGGGCGCGTCATCTGCGGTTTTGGCCGCTTGACGGGCTATCTGCGCTTCTCGCTGCATGGCAGCCACTCGACCCTCAGTCGATTTGACGTGGTGCAGTAATTGAGCATTGGCTTTCTTCAGCTCGTCAATCTCGGCCAGTTTGACCTTGACGGCGTCGGGTAAGCCATCCAGTGGGTCGCTAACCTCCGGCTGCGGCTCTGGCTGCGGCTCGGCTTGCGGCACCTCCTCTTCAGAAGGGGCAGCTACCTCAGGCACAACCTCTGGGGCGGGCGTGTCGCCGGCCTCAAGCTTGGCTGCTTCCTGTTGCCAAATTTCCTCGGCACTTTGCTGGGTGTTTTCTTCACTCACTAGGGTTGCTCCATAAAAAAAGCCACCCGAAGGCGGCTCACGTATTTAGTCGAGCGGGACTAGAGGTCCGACTCGACCACCACAGCTCGACGTGCCTGGTTAGGCAGGTCAAGCAATTTTTTTAAAGCTTTGATCTCGCCGCGCAGGGCGGCGGTGTGCGCCTCAGATAACTGGGCGTCGTTAGCGATACGGGCTCTCTCCAACTCCTGCTGGGCATATTTTTTTATTTGGTGCCAAGCAGGAGAGGAGAAATCAATCACAGTTGCTATGGCTCGGTTTATAACTTTATTGAATCTTTAGCACAACGGCTAAAAGCAACGTGATGATGAAAGCGGCGCTGGCGACCAAACCTTGCTCGATCCGTTTGAGGCGGGCGTTGACCCCGTCAAGGCGATCATCGATGTTGTCAAACTTGAGCTGGATGTTTGCGTAGCGCTGTTCGCATACCTGCTCATGGGCCAAGAGTCGCGCCTCAAATTCGGTCAATTTAGAAACCTTAACTTGTACAGTGTTCGTTGAAACAGCTCGACCGCTGCGTCGATTAGGTTGTGCAGGCTGCTTAGTTCGCGTGGGCATATCTGTTCCCGGTTGTCTTCAATCCACGCCATGACCTGCTCGAGCACGTCGGCTATCTCGCCCTCGTACTCGGAATCCAGCAGCGGGATATCCAATAGTTCGTTGTACTGGCCTTGGTAGGCTTCGGCAAAGGCATCGGCATGGTCGACGATGCCCAGATAAAACTCGTTCAGCGCCACGTGCTGGGCGTAGCTCGACGTCCCCAGATGCGCACGATGGGCGAGGTCGCGGGCTAGAAATAGCTGGGCGACGTAATTGTTGGCTGCGCTCATGGGGCTGCGGTATAAATGCGGGATGAAAAGAGCTTCATTGGTCGGTTTCCTATTAGCGCTTGCCCCTTCGAGCGTTGTATTAGCTTATTGCGACTACGGCCTCACGGTTGCAGTGGATCCAGCTGAATGGGGGATGCCGGTGGCTGACCCAACGCGCCCGCCTTTGCCCGACCATTTCACTGATGAGCCGGGTCAGGTATTTCATCACCCGGGCATCAAAGGTCTGTGGCCGGGACAGAAGCTCATGTGTGTCGATTTCAAAAAAAACTTTGATGGCTTCTGGGGGTCAAAAGAAGAACACGCACGGCGTGAGCGATTAGGGGTCTTTAACGGCGTCCGTGCTGATTGCAGCCACACGCCAGACGGAGAGAGTGCTTGGAAGCTTTCGGCGCTCACGCATGCGCCAAACGGCGATGTGGGGTTGGCGGGGACTCTGCTCGGTCAAAAGTCGTTTTTCAATGTTACTTTTGAACGAGCTAAGGTGAAAAAATTCACGATCACCATGTGTGAAGCGAGCGCTTCAAAGGTGATTAACCTACTCACCAAGGGGTCCCAGCGCGAGAAAGATGCAAACCGCAAAGCCCGTCAGACGCTTGCTGCTCAAACAATAGATTTTTTAACTGACAAATGGGGTCCACCTCACACCAGTGAAGTTGACCTTCAAGTGACTTTAAGTTCCCGACTAAACGATAGTTGGAAGTCGTCCACATGGAAGTTCAAGAAATCTGTCGTTACGTTTTACCCCGGGGGGTTGACGCTGGAAGTTGAAGCCGTCGCGCCGAAAGTAAATATCAAAGCCAAAGACTTCTAACCTAATAGCTGGGCGACGTAATTATTGGCTGCGCTCATGGGGCTGCGGTATAAATGCGGTATGAAAAGAGCTTCATTAGTCGGTTTCCTGTTGGCGCTTGCCCCTTCGAGCGTTGTATTAGCTTATTGCGACACTGGCTTCTTGATCCCAGTGCGTGGGCGTGAATGGGTGATGCCAGAGACCGACCCAACGCGCCCGCCTTTGCCCGAGCCTTTCACTGACGAGGGGGATCAGGTAAGGCGTAGCCCAGGTATAAAAGGTCTGTGGCCGGGACATCCGTTCTGGTGCTCCGATTTCCACTCAAAGTTTAATTCGACCTTCTACGAGAAACCAAAAGAAAAAGAGTTGCGCGAGCAATCGCGGTGGGTTGAGGACGTCCGTGCTGATTGCAAAGGGAGGCTATTTGCAAAAGGAGGTATGAGACGTTCGGCACTCGTTTATAAGCCAGACGGCGATGTGGGGTTGGCGGGAACCCTGCTCGGTCAAAAGGCGATCTATAAAGTTACTTTTGAAAAATACAAGGTGCACAAGTTCACGATCTCCATGTGTGAAGCGAGCGCCTCAACGATAATCCCCCTTTTGGCGACCGGATCTCAGCGGGAGAAAGATGCGAACGAAAAAGTTCGTCAGCAGCTCGCTCGTCAGACAATAGATTTTTTAATTAATAAATGGGGGTTGCCCCACAGCAACAGCGTTGTCGTGACTGATAAGCCACGCAATATTGATTGGCTGAAATCAAATTGGAAATTCAGGAATGCTCTCGTTGAGTTTTACCCTGGTGGGTTGACGCTAGAAGTTAAAGCCGTTCCACCTGAACCGGAAGTAAGTATCAAAACCGACGACTTCTAACCTATATCCCCGATCCCGCAACGAGCTTCAAGCGCTGTTCGGCAGCAAACAACTCCTTGCGGCTGCGTTCGCGCATCGCTGTATCGGCCAACTTGGCTTTGATCTGCTCAAGCGTTAGATTCTGCTCGTTGGCCATCTTCAGCATCTCGATCTCGCGCTGCATAGCCAGCTCCTGCATCCGCAGTTGAGCGTTGGTCGCTGCGATCTGCTGGCGCGTCTGCAGCTCAGCCATGTCGGACTGAGCTTGGAACTGGGTGCGCTGCATCTCCGACTGGGCACGTATCTGTGCAGCCTGAAGCCTCGGGTCAGCTTGCTGGCCTTGTTGGGCGGCTTGGGCTTGCTGCTGCTTGATCTGCTCGATCTCTTCCTCGGGCTTAAAGACCTCGGCCGGATCGATGTGCTGGGCTTGCAGGGCTTTTTCAAACAGCTTCTGGGTATCGAGGTACATGCCGTAGACGGGGTTGGCCCCAGCGGCCAGTAGGTTCAGGAAGCTTTGGTTCTGAATGTCTCTGATCAGCAGGGCGCTTGAGCCACGGGCGTCCACAGTGAAGTCGCCTTTGATGTTGGCGTCGTCGCTGTGCATCATGTTGAAGTAGTAGTACCGGCGTATCTGCGGCCGGGTGACCTGGTCATCGAACTGTTTGACCAGGCGGCGCAGCACCACGTTGGCGTTGTTCATCAGCAGTTGCATGCCACCCACGGTGTCAGGGGCGCTGCCTTTCTCACCCTGCATCAGCATGGGTACGCCGGTTTCCTGGTCGGCCAGCTCGGCAGCCATACGAATGATGTTTGCCAACTCAGCCTGATGGCTGTTGAACTCAAAGGTCGTGAACGACTTACGGACGTCGTCGGCGTCCTCGGTGGCAAACCAAATCTTGCGGCTGGTGAGCTGCCAGTTTTTGTCTGCCGGGGATATCGTCCCGGGCTTGACCACGATCTGGGGTGCTGAGCTGATCGCGGCGTTGTCCATGAGCTGGCGCCACGCAGCGTTGAGCACCCGCTGCTGGCTGCGCATCAGGTAAGGGATGCCGTAGCCCCAGACCGAGTCAGCCACGCGCTCCCAGTTAAAGAAGTCAAACGGGATATCGCCGTCGTCAATGGGGTTCAGGAAAGCCTTGACCACCGTCGAGTTGATCACCACCACGCACGCGCTGATGGCGCGCAGCTCATCGTCTTCGCACTCAACGCCAGCGGCGCGGAGGTCTTCGGTATCCACCTCGCCCCAGTATTCCCAGACCTCGAAGGTGGCGCGCGAGGCGTCTTGCTCCGTTTCCTCGCCGATGTCTTGCAGCACGGCGCTGCGCTTGGGACCTTCTTCGAGCACCTTACGCAGTTGCTCGGGCATGTAGCCGGGTTGTTTGGCTAGCTCCCGCACCTGCTTGGCCGTCATCTGGGAGCGCTCGTAGATACCCCGGCCGTTGTGGATGTTCTCGCCGCACGCCGGGTCGGGCCACACGTTACGGGGGTCAACACGGTAGCTGGCCGGGTTTAGCTCTTGCACCAGCTCAAGGCTATGGACGGTTTCGCCAAAGGCGTCGGTCATGGTGGTCCACGCCTTACGCACGCGGTTTGTGACCACGCATCCCTTGAGTACCCCAGTGCCCAGCACCGCAGCATCATGAATTACTTTGCGCACCTCGCCGTTGTAGTCGCACTCAGTGAGCTGGTCCTCGATGGTGATCTCCATCGCCTTGGAAGCTTGGCGGGCGATGTCCATCGTGACCTTAGCCACCTGTTTGGCTGGCACTGGCTGGCCAGTGTTCACGTCCATCACCTGGGCGTTGGACATGGCCATGCTGGAGAGCGTGGGCTGGGGCGTGGGCTCGATGCCCCAGTTGCGGTCGTCGGTTGGCAGCAGGATGTCAGCCAGCCGCGCCTCGGCGGAGTTGGTCTTCTGCCTAGTCATGCCGATAAACACCGTCGAGCGATGTGGGGTGGCGCCGTTGCTGGTGATGGGGAAACCTTGCTCGACTGACTCCATCATCTGGCTAGCTGAACGGTTGGCGGCGTCTTTGGACTCGTACTGGTCCAAATCGTCACGCCAGCGCTTATCAGCACCGTAGCTCGAACGCATACGCACCCACTCATCGCGCTGAGCAGCGAGGCCAGCGCCAAAGGCTTGCAGGCGCTCCTCTAACTTGCGTTGCTCAGCTTCGGGGTCAACGACCTCGACTTCGATGGTTTCATTCATGGGCATAAACTTCGGGGTGGAGGTGAGCCATGTCAGAAGACCCACTCGACAAACTTGAAAAGGCACTGCTCGAAAACGGAGCCCCGCCGCCAATGGGTGGGGGTGGTACCGCACATGCAGTGCAGAAGGAATTGCTGGTAGACATTCAGCAGCGTATTCAGGCGCTAGACCGCAAGGTCAACTACCTGACGCTGGCACTTGTGTTTGTTGGTGCCGTTTTGCTGGGCACCCTTATTTCGTAACCCGGAGGTTTGATATGAACGACATAGTTGCGCGGCTGTATTCGTACCTGATGACCGCGATGCACTTTATTTTCCTCGCGTTGATGGTTTATGCAGCATTTAACTATCAAAAGCACGGCGTAAACTCATCAGAGTTTTGGGCTTACTACGTCGCCGTCATCATCGCCTATCTTCTGACGGTTGGGACGCTGATTACGGTTGTCAGGATCAACGAGAACCTCGAGGCGATCCGCAAGCACCTGGAGCGGGCGCCTCTGCCATCCGGGGGCTTTGAGCCGAGGATGGATTAACTTACCAGCCAACCACTGGGTCCAACACACCGAAATCGACGGTGGGCGGTGCGGCCGCAATGGCTGCCCGCTCGTTGGCCTCAGCATGGGTCTTGGCATGGCGGCGCATCATGACCGCGTAACGGGTGGCGGCCATCAAGTCGTCGCCGACCTTGACCAGCAGTCCGTTCTTGCGGTGGTAAAGCCGAAACTCTTCAAACCACTGCTCTAGGTGGTCAAACACCTTGAGCCGCATCGTCTGGAAGCGGGTCAGCATGTCGCTGATGCCAGCCTCAACACCGTTGCTGCCGTCCTCGAAAGTGGCGCGTTTTGCCAGCATGGTCACCCCAGCCGACTTGTACTGGGCGGCTAACTGCTCGCCGGAGCCTTTGTCGTGCTGTAAGCCGTCGTGGGGCCATGCGACCGGAATCCACTCACCCCGGGCGCGAATGGCTGCGGCGTGCACAGCGACGCTTGCCTCTTTTTGGCGGTAGGCGTCGGTCACGTACATGGTGTCGGTGTCTCGGTCCCACGCCAGCCAAACCGCTGCGGTGGGGTGACCCCAACCGAAGTCCAAGCCACAGACGCGGGGCCAGTGCGGTGGGATAGGGAAGGGCCGCACGCTGATGGCCTCTTCAGCCACCGGGAACACGCGACCGCTTCCCATGATCGGTATGCCCTTGGCACGAGCCTCGCGCTCATGCTCGGGGTAGCTTGCGATGATGGTGTCGCGCTCTTCCTGCGTGTAGTGCTCGGCATCGTCAATCGTCATGGTGGTGACGTCGGCGCTATCGGGCTTATCAAGCAGGAACCGCTTCACCACGTCGGACATGCCCAGCAGTGGGGTGAAGGTCACAAAGACCTGACCGCCCGTAGCCTGAGTCCTGGTCAAGCCCTCGGAGTAAATGCCCATGGGGGGCTCTTCGTCAAACCAGACCAAATCGACGGTATCGGCCTGCCACTTGCTGCGACCTTGGTCGTAGCTGTTGAACTGGATGACGGAGTTGTCACCCCCGACGTGGCGGACCACCACGCTGCTGACCGCATCTGGGACACCGGCTTTCATGGATGTGTCTTTGACGGTGTCGTAGGGTAGGGCGCCGGTACCCCACTCATCGCGTATCTCAGGCGGTCCGAGCAAAAGGCGCTGTACGCCTTTGCGGGTTAGCTCTGCTGACTCAGAGCCTACCAGTACGCGCACGGGTCGGGGAAACCGACGCCCTTGCCACCAGTCGGGGTACAGGCCAGTGGCGTGCATTGCCACCTCGTATGCACCCGCCCATGTCTTGCCGAGCTGGTTGCCGGCCATGAACAGTCGCTCACGGTGGTCTGCACCGGCGTTATGAAAATCTATTTGCTTGGCGTAGGGGCTGTACGCCTCCAGCCGGTTTCGCTTGGCACGGGTCTCTTTGGCCCGCAGCAGGTCAAACAGCTCAACCTTTTCTTCGTCCGACAGGGCGTCGAGGTTCATTGGTCGAGGAATATCCCCGTTAGGAAAAACTGCACGTTGCGCCAAGTGAAGGTCCAGGCGGTACGTAGGGTGCGACGGCCGCCAGTGGCAAAGGCGATGTAGTCGCGGAATTCTGAATAATGCTCATGGGCATGGCCGGAGGCGATACGCCGTTTGCCGTGGTACCGGTAGCCCTTGCGGATGGTCTCGCCCCACCAGTTTCCGTGGAGGTTGCGCACACACCATCTGACCGCCCGACGCTTTTCGGGGATTGAGAAAGCGCCACTGGCCACGGCATGGGTGGCGATCACGCAGCCATCACCACCTCCGTCGCCACCGCCATCGCCGCCACTGTCTGCACTGGTGTTGCCGTCAAAGCCGCCGCTGGAGTCTGTACCGCCCAGCGATACACCACCGACGCTATCTACGCCCCCACCAAACCCACCATCGCTGCCATACCCCCCAGAGTCATTGCTCGATGTGCTGGGTGTGGTTTCCGTTGAGATCCCACGGGTGGCGGGTGCCGTCGATACCGGGGCAGGGGCGGTAGTCGTGGCTGTTGTGCCGTAGCCAAAGTTGCCGGGTGCGTTGGGGTCGCTGTTAGAGATGACCCCTGTGTCCAAGTCGGCGCCTGTCGGGTTGCCGTATCCATACCCCATTGGGTCGCCGGCGCTAAGGGTCTCAACGGTACCGGTGGGGGCTGTGCTGCCGTAGTTGGGTGCTACACCCATGCCCCAGCCCAGAGCGCTACCGTTACCGGTGGTCACGGGTTTGCCATTGCCGTCGACTACCACCCCACCGACAACTGAGCCCGTGTGGTCCATGATGTTGCCGTTTGGCAGACCAATCAGGCCGTTGCCCATGTTGACTGCGCCAGCGAGGGTGCCCGTGTCGACCGTGGCGTCGGTGGTGGGCTGGCCTTGCGGCCCACTGGGGTTCATTCCGGCGTCGTTCATTGTGGTCAGGAAGTCGGACTGCCGGTCGTATGGGGCGGTAATGACCGCGGGGATAACACCCAGCGGCGAGTAGTTCATGGCGCCAGTGATGATGTCGTTGATCAGGCCGCCGCCAGAGTTGCGGGCGGCGAAGCCTTGATTCAGCGACTGCGCGAAGTTGTACGTGCTGGGCTTTTGGAGGTCAAACTCTTTGGTGGGGGTCTGATACAGCTCATAACCCTTGTAGTCCATCGTGGCCATGTCAGGCTGCCTTTGCGAGCAATTCAGACAGCCGCTTATCGAGCTGTTCGGTGGATAGGTCTAGGGCGCCTGAGACCTTCACGTCGACCGCCTTGAGCTTGGGCTGCACGTAGCCCAGCAGCTCGTTGAGGGTGCGCAGCTTGGTATCGGGGTCAATCATGTCCTCGGTAACCGGCGTGCCGTCAGGGTTCACCACCACTGCGCCGCTGCGGTCGGTCACGACACGCTTGGCTTGGAGGATGCGAACGATCTCTTTGCTGGGGTCCAGGCCGGCTTCAGCGCACGCCTCGGCCACATAGGTCAGGTTGATGCGGTTCGGGCGCTTAGCCTTGCGCTTGAGCGCAGGGCGGCCGCTGTGCATCTCTGGCGTAGTGGTGAGGTCGGTGATCGACGCCATCTGGGGTGGAGCACCGGCCAGATCAGCGTGACGCGCAGGAGTGGGCATTAGATTTTTCCAGGGATCACGCCACCGCTGAAGCCGGGGACGCTGCCTTTCTTGCCGCCCACATTGGCCGCGGGCTTGGCTTGGGGAAAGTTGACTGCCACTTTGCCGGGGATGATGCCGGCGCCTTGGCTTTGGTTACCGCCTACGCGGCCAGCAGCGATGCTGACGTTGCGGCTGGGGTCGGTTTTGTAGTTCTGCATTGAGAGGGCTCCCGTTTATCCGCGCTTACGTGCGACCGCGGAGTTGTCGACTAGGTTGGGGTAAGGCCGGCCCGCTTCACGGGCACGGCGCCTCGCTGCCAGCCGCTGCGCAGCAGACAGCTTCGACGGCTTTTTCGAGGGGTTTGGTTTGTCCCAAAACGCTTTTTTCATGAGTTTGAGTCCTTCCTGAGGACCCGAATTGAGGGTAGTTTTCCCTCTACAGACAGCGGATCAGAAGGGCAATTAATCACAAAAAAGTTGCAATCACTCATAAATTCGTTGTTTCGACCGCTCATCCATGCGGCGCTCAGACTCTTCGTCCCAAAGGCGCATTTGTCGGTCGTCAGCGGCTTGGGCTGAGTCGTCGTCCGTCAGGAGGTCGTACAGCGCGTCGGCTGCGTCGCGGACGTCGTCGAACTGCATGGTCTCCATTTCTTCGCCCGGTGACTCAGCAGTGACGGTTACTTGGCCATCGTCGGCCACAGTGATCGTGAAGGTTTCCATTTGTGCTCCAGGCAAAAAAAATGCCGCGGCACCCAGGGGTGGTGAGGCGCCGCGGCTAAGGAGTAAATCCAAGAGGAGACTAAAGGCAGGGGTGCGTCAGCGTAGGACGCACTTCTGCGCCATCAATTTTCGTTATCTGGGCGCCCAAAGCAATGGCTTTTGAACTATGTTCTATTGGTTTCCAATAAGATTGGCCTGAAAAATGACCGCTGGAGCCGTTTATGAGTGAAGACGACCAGAAAAACCCCGCCAGTCATCGGGAAGCGGAAATCAAGGCGTCAGCCCGCAGAGACTACACGCAGCACGCGGAGTTATCAAAAAACCCAAAACCTAAAGCGTCGCTGAGCACTAGGCTATTTAATGGTCTGGGCTCGCTTCTCGCCGATCTGTTTGAATGGTTGGTTCGGTTGCCGTCCACGAAACTAGGGGTAGGCATCGCGGTTCTTTGGTTGTTCATGGGTTTGCTATCGATGATGGCGCATTTGTTTTCATGGAAAGAAGCCGCCGATCGACTGCTGTCGTATCAAATATGGGAAAAAGTATTTATGTACAGCGTCTA